ATATTTAATTATACTCCAAAGATACCTAAAGAACAACAGGTAATGAGTGAGATATATAAAATATTAAACGAAGTAGAATTAGGTGGACCGGGAAGTGGTAGGAGACCTGAAGGCGGTGGTGGTAAAGAATCAACAGGTGGTGGTAAAGTAAATGGAATGACACCTGCAGAAATAGCAGCTAAATATCAAAAAGATGCTCAAGCAAGTGTAGATAAATTAATAAAAGGTGATATTGATACATTAAAATTATATTCAGATAAGGATGGTAATTTTAATGAAGAAAGGGTTGCATTTCAAAAAGACATAGTAAGTAAACAAATGGCTGCAGGTTCTACCAATTTAGGTACTACATTTTTTTTAGGTGGTGCACCTGCAACAGGTAAAAGTTCACTAGAAAAATCAGGTCAGGTAACATATCCTGAAGGAATTTTAAGAGTAGACCCTGATAAAATCAAAGAAGAATTACCTGAATATAATAAAATGCTTGAAACTAAAAATTTTCAAGCAGCATCTAAAGTTCACGAAGAAAGTTCAAAACTTTCAAAAGATTTAGTTAAGAATGCAATTAATAAAAAATTTGATACTGTAATAGATGCAGTAGGTGATGGTAGCTATCAAAGTGTAGTTGATAAAGTGCAAATGCAAAGAGATGCAGGTAAAAATGTTATAGCACATTATGTAACTACAGATGTACAAACATCATTAAATAGAGCACAAGAACGAGCAGTATCATCAGGTAGATATGTTCCACCTGATTATAATAAAGAAATGCACAGAGAAATTTCAAATATATTTCCAAAATTAGCTGCTAATAATGTATTCAATGAATTGCATTTATATGATAATAATGGTTCAACTCCTAAACTTATATATAGCAAGGCTAATGGTAAAGAGACTATCTATGATAAAACTTCTTATAAGAAATTTTTAGATAAGTCTAAAGGTTAGAAGGAATGTATGGAGTAAATCCTTGTTTTTTCATTTCTTCTATTTGTGCTGCCAATTGTTTTTCAACTTCATTAGCAGGTGGTCTGCCATTGATTAATTCCATTAGAATCCTTTCTTTTGGTTCAATCTCTACAGGCTTGTTGTCTATTATTATTTCCATATATGTAATTTAATGTATTTATTATAAATAGCAAAATTTAGTTTATTAAGCATACCAACTAGAATAAACTCCTTTTTCTTCTTTGCTTTCAATGAAATTGCAGAAACATCCATATTTTGCTTTTATGTGATAACTTATATTTCCGCTATAATTAACTGAAGTTACAATCTTTTTAAGAATCGGTTCACCTAAAAAACAATCTTTGATAGGCTTAACATTAGCACACATAAAACCTTCAGTTCCTGAAACATAGCAACTTTCTATTCTTCTTATAATTACTGACTTTGTTTTAACTTCTACAATTTGATAGAAGTCAATATTAGTTTGGTCATATCCCCAAGAATTGTAAATGATTGAACCTTCTACAAAATTGTGGTTCATATTCTTTTGTGCTTCTTTTTTGATGGCTAATAAAACATTTGCTTCTTGTATTCTTCTTTCAATTCTTTCAATCCATTCAGAACAATATTCAGCCATTCTTTCAGGACTTTTGAACCTGTAATTAAATAATGCTTTAGGGAATCTAGCTTTGCTTTTAGCTTTCATACACAGGGCAATGTTTAATTCTTCTTTAACGGTTAGTACATAACCTAGACTTTCATACTTTTCAATTAAATTTTTCATAGTTTTTAGTTTTTATAATTTAGATAATTTGTTTATATAATTCAGAACTTTTCATTTTTGATTCAAGATAGAACCATTTTAATTTGTTCATTAAAACTTCATTAAAATGAGATTCACTTTCAAAGCAATTGGAAACAACTGCAACTCCTTCATTAATTCCTTCAGTAACATTTTCAAACTCAAGAAAATTTCCATACTGATTTGGCATTTTTGAATACTCACTAAATAATTGTTGAAATGGTTCGGCATTGTGACCGATGTAACCTAGATTGTAAAAACGAACTCTTTTCATAGTTGTTATTTTATTTGATTAAAAATTGGATTAAAACTGAAGCAATAGCTGAAATAATTAAAGTAAGGAATAACTTAACTTCAATTGGAGCAGGGAGTGTTTTGTGTTTCATAGTGTTTGTTTTTTGTGTCTCTCAATGACATAGTAAAAGTACACAGGTTTTAAACACATTCCAAACATTTGCCCCACTTTTTTTGATTAATTTGATGAACGGTAAATATTAGGGATGAACGGTTAAGTGATAAACTATATGCTTTATTAACATTTAAAGAAAAATAAAGATGAACCCAAAAGAAGCATTACAACAAATAAGAGCCTTATTTGAAGATATGCCACAAGTTGTTGAGCCACAAGCACCTGTTACTGAAGAAGTTACAAAGGTAGAAATGGCTGAATATTCTTTGGCTGATGGCACAAAGGTTATGATTTCCGCTTTGGAAATCGGTGGTAAAGTAGAGATGGCTGATGGCACACCTGCTCCACAAGGCGAACATCAATTAATGGATGGCACTTCTATCCAAGTTGATGAAACAGGAACAATCATTGAAATAGCTTCACCAAAAGAAGATATTGTAGAAGAAGAACCTGTTGCACCTGCTGCACCTGTTGCACCTGCACAAGATACTACTGCTATGGCAGAAGAATTAAAGGCAGAATTTGCAGAGCAAAAAAGTCAATTAGAAACAAAAATTGCTGAATTAGAGAGTAAAGTAAAGCAAGGGTTTGAACAAGTAGCACAATTAGTAGAGGCACTTTCCAACACTCCAACTGCTGAACCAACTCAAAAAGCAGCAAACGCTTTTCAATCATATGTAGCTACAAAAGATAGCAAGTATGAAAGATTAGAAAAATATAGAAACGCAATTTTAAACAAATAAATTTATAAAAAATGTCATTTTCAATTAGTACATTAAGCAACTATACAAAAGAAAACGAAGCACAGTTAGTGACTTCATCTGTATTAGGTGCAAAAACTGCTGCCCTTATTAAAAGTGTAGGTAATGTTATGGTCGGTGTTAAATCAGCAGAAACTATCAACATTATGGATACAGATGCTTTCTTTCAAGCAGGTGGTACTTGCGGATGGAACGCATCAGGTACAACTTCTTTCACTCAAAGAACTGTAACAGTAGGTAAAATCAAAGTACAAGAAGCATTATGCCCTAAAGCATTAGAAGCTAAATACTTACAAAAGGCTTTACCAACAGGTTCAACTTATGATTCAATTCCTTTTGAGCAAGACTATTCTGATAGAAAAGCTAAAACAATTGCTTCTCAATTAGAGACTGCTTTATGGCAAGGTGATACTGCTTCTGCTAATGGTAACTTAAATAAGTTTGATGGTTTCATCAAATTAATCGGTGCTGCAAGTGGTGTAGTTGATGCGAATGTATCAGGATTTATTTCAGGTGCTCCTTTGAGTTCTATCACTGCAGCTAATGTCGTTAGCTTATTTGATGGTGTTTACAAAGCAATCCCTGCTAAAGTAGTAGCTGCTGATGATATGGTTATCGTTTGTGGTCAAGATACTTTTAGAACTTACACTATTGCATTGAAGAACGCTAATATGTTCCAATATTCAATTGATGTTAAAGCAGATTCTGAATTTGTACTTCCGGGTACTTCTATTAAAGTAGTAGCTTTACAAGGATTAAACGGAACAAATGATGTTTATGCAATGCGTTTAAGCAACTTGTTCTTGGGTACAGATTTATTGAACGAAGAAGAAAAGTTTGAAATTTTCTTCGCAAAAGAGGCTGATGAAGTTCGTTTTGCAGCAGAGTTCAAAATGGGTGTGAATGTAGCTTTCCCTGATGAAATCGTTAAGGTAGCAATTTAATTATAAGGGGAGTTGAAATATACTCCCCATTTTTTAATAAGATAAAATAAACAAAAATGGCGTGTGCATTAACACAGGGGTATACCCTAGATTGTCGTGATTCTTTAGGTGGAATTACGGAGGTTTATTTTATTGCAAGTTCAGATGTAACTTCAACAACCGAAGCTAGTGGTGTAATTACCGCTTTAGTAAAAGCAACAGGTAAGAGGTTTTATAAATATGAGTTAACCAAAGGAACTTCAATGCTTACAGAGAATGTAGCATCAAATGTTCAAAATGGTACTTTATATTTTACCCCTGAATTGACAATAATTTTAAATAAGTTACAAGCGAATACAAGAAATGAAATCTTGTTATTGGCACAGAATAGACTTGTCGCAGTTGCTAAAGACAACAATGGTAAGTATTGGTATGTAGGAAAATCAAGAGCATTAGACTTAACTGCAGGTAGTGCAGGAACAGGTACTGCTGAAGGTGATAGAAGTGGATATACATTAACATTTACAGGAGCAGAGCCTAGCTTATCTCCTGAAGTAAATAGTACAGTAGCTGCTGCTCTAACAACCGCAGGTTAGGTTTGTAGTTTTTCATAGTTAGTTCCCCTGCCTATTTTTATAGGTGGGGGTTTTTTATGCGTAAATATCTCTATATATCTGTATCTATATGCGTATGTCTCCGACATTAATGTCGGTAACATCAACCATAAAGTCCTTTTTATGACACTAATGATGGCAATATGTGTCATTAATTGCACATTATGAAGTGCATTGAGTAAAATTACTCACTCCATTGAGTAAAGTAATAACTTGACAACAGGGGGGGGTGTTGTCAACTAATAGCTTGACTTTATAATTTAGGTACAACAAGATTTTATAATACAACTATCCTAAAAAATCGGACAGTTCATTTATTGGCTATGTTCTTTTAAATATAAAATAGAAGATTCTAATATATCTATATTATCATTACAACTACCTAATAATGTATTACAATTAGGACATAATAAGGCTCTTACCTTTCCTGTTCTATGACAATGGTCAACTTGCAATCCATTTCCCCCTCCTAAAGATTTAGATGTATTACATATCTTGCAAGAATGGTTTTGTAGGTGGTACATTTCAGTATATTCTTGATGGGTAATATTATACCTAAATTTTAACATCCTTTTTAATGCATCTAGTTTTATTGAATCTTTTTCTTTTGGTATTACAATACGCTTTGGTTTTGCAATATACCGTTTTTTGTTAGCCTGATATTCGCAACCTTTACACCAATATTGAAAACCTGATTTTGAATTAAGTCTAATCCTAAATAAAGAATTGTCTTTTTCAATTTTACATTTAGTACATATCATAGACTGTCGTTAAATAGTTTAATTAATTCAATTTCATCATAAAAGATTGCAGGAAAATCTTTTGTACTATACCATTTACCATCTTTGTATAGAACAAATTTATTTTGCTTAATAAACTCAAGTAACTTAATCATAATTTTAATATTTTGTTCATTACAAATATAAGTTATTTTACCGAAATTAATGAACACTATCAAAATTTGCATAGTTTACATTTTTTGCTAATAGGGTAGTATTACTACCGACATTTAACAAGCCCAATTTAAACAATTAACAAATTTTGCTACAAGTCCATATAAATCAGTAACATATATGCCCTAATAATGTTACAACAATTAACCGAATTACCCATCACTTTGTTACATAATTAGATAAATTGGTGACACTAATTCGGATATTGTCCGAGTTCCACTTCCGAATTTAGCAAATCTGCATGAATTTTTCCGAATATTTCATGCAAATTAGAACTAGATTACTATTTTGCAAACATTCATTATTTCCCTATATATTAGTAATGATACATTTGACAAAAGGTGAAACAAATACTATTGTGTTAACATTAACTGAAAAGCAGTTATTGACTAATCCAAACTATCTATTCGTGTTTACTAATAGAAGTAGCAATGTAGTTATTAGTTTTGTTAAATTAAACGCAACAGATACAAGTTTATATAAGGATAGATATAATGAATTTAGCATTGTAACTAATACTAATTTTAATACTGCTTTAGAAGGGCAATACACATACGAGATATATGAACAAGCAAGTACTAGCAACACAAATCCTAGTGGCTTAAATAAGCTAGAAACAGGCATTATGTGGCTTTCAGGTAGTACCTTAACATATAATCAATTTACAACAACAGACACTTATACAATTAGACAATGATAGATTTAAGAGTATTGACATTCGCCGAAGCTAGACAACCCGAATTTAAAGAGAAAAAGGGTATTGATGGCGGTTATATAAAATATG